GGATTGAGGTTGAAGAATTGTCGAAAGGATGGTTTTGGGATTCAAAACGACGTAGGCAGATTCTGGTGTCATTGGAGGCGGTCTCTCACCTCATGTCGCCTGATGTTTGTGCCAGTTGGATGGAGCCTGAACTCGTCTTGGACCGTCTCAAGGTTGCTGCCCGTAAGATAGCGGTTGTTCAAGAGAACCGCTATAGGTACTTGGAAGGAGACATGCCTGTTGCTAATGCAGTGTATGTAGCGTATGCGCTGTACCTAGAGGAGAAGGAAAGATTGACTCCTCTGAATTTTCTTCCGCCCCCCGTCTCTCACCAAGTGTGGTAGGGCTCTATGGTTACACGGTATCAAGCGAACGTCTTGATCCTCTCCCTGAATCCAAACAGGGATTTAGGATCGAACGTACTAATGCGCCTATGATGCCGCGTAATACCATAGTTCGGGTTTCCCTGGGTTGTCATTTAGAAGGCATTGCTTTGCCTCACCCGGGACCTGATTGTCCAGACACACTAGAGGCGGGGGTTAGGAAGAGGTTTGCTTCAAAACCTCCTCCATCCGACATGGCTCTGTTAGCGAAACTGGAATCCTTTGTGGATCGGTTTCTTAGAAAATACCTTATACCGCTGAGTAGCACCTCGGATTTGTCGTGTGAGACCTGGTTGTCTGGCACTGATTATCCAGAGTGGCGAAAGCAGCAGTTACGTGACATCTTGCTGAAATATCCTTGGATAGATCTTAGTAAGCATGGTGTGGTTAAACTATTCATGAAGGATGAGTGTTACCCATCTTTTAAGCACGCCCGCGGGATTAATGCGCGCCATGATAGGTTTAAGGTAGAAGTCGGCCCAACGTTCAAATTGATTGAAGCACAGGTCTATAAGCTTAAATGGTTTATTAAGCATACGCCCGTCGCAGATAGACCTGGACTAATTTCTGAAATAGCTCGCAAAGGGCGAAAGATTTATGCGACTGACTATACAGCTTTTGAATCCTTATTTACAAAGCAGATTATGCATCATGTTGAGTTTAAGCTCTATGACTATATGACAAAGTTCCTTCCCAACCATGAGTGGTTTATGCATTTGATGCAGACTGTAGTGGCTGGTGTCAATAGAATAGAGAATAAATTTTGGCATTGTAAGCTTCCAGCGACGAGAATGTCGGGTGAGATGTGTACTTCCTTAGGGAATGGCTTTTCAAACCTGATGTTCATGCTTTTTGTTGCGGAAGAGAGTAACTGTGATGTTGATGGATTTGTTGAGGGTGATGATGGCATTTTCGTCCTCCTCCGTGGTCTAGGCTTGGATTGTTCTCTGTTCACCAGGCTAGGATTGCGGATAAAGCTTGAAGAGCATTATGACATATGCTCTGCCAGTTTCTGTGGTATGATATTTGATCCAGAGGATTTAGCTCCACTCTGTGATCCCCTGAAACAGTTGGCGTCATTTGGATGGACTAGTCACCAATATTTAAGGGCGGGCCGTGCGGTTCAACTCAAGTTGTTAAGGGTTAAAGCCCTCAGCTTGAAGTTTCAGTACCCCGGTTGTCCAATTTTGAGCTCCCTAGCAGACTATGGTCTGCGTGTTACTAGGTCGTTTGATGTCCGGCATTTTGTTCGGACAAAAATGGTCGTAGGGAGTTGGGAGAGAGGGAAGCTGCTTCGTGCCATCGAAGCGGTGAACCCGTTCGTCAAGGTGCCAGTTGGCATGAATTCGCGCATATTGATCGAGCGCAAATTCGGTATTCCAGTGGAAATTCAGCTGAAATATGAAGCCTACCTTGACTCTCTTCAGGTAATTTGCCCTTTGGATAAGGGAGTTTTCGATCTTATT